AGACGCTAACAAGCCCTGCTTGTCCATTCGTAGGGTCAGGCAAGGACATGTACCAGTGGACGCTTTGGTAGGTTAAGATTGTCACGACCAACATCATCAGCCGTGGAAAGATTTTGTAGTCATCAATTACTGTTGCTGGCATATTTGTCTGCAATCCTCTTGTTGCTGGTGATTATGACGACCTTTCCATTTCTGTCATACACCACGTACTTATTTACCACTTCCCCATGTATACACCTAAATAGTAAATTGCCAAAATAACGCCAGAAGCGCCAAAGATTACACCTAGCGCAATCTGAATTTGCTCAAGCTGTTCTTCTTTGCGCTTTTCTGCTTCCTTGCGTGCAGCTTGGCGTTGCTTACGCGCCTCATTCTGCCAAGCGATCCAACGATCCCAAGTGCCTGCAGGAGCGTACAGCCTGCAGTAGCTTTCTAGCTCAGCGCGCTTTTGTTTAATGTTTTCAAGGGCTTGGAACTCTTCCCAATCACCTTCATCACCGCCAGTGATTGCTGTGAGTGGGCTGTTTTTCTTCTTATTTACAGCCTCTTTTATATTTTCTTCTGCGGCAAGAAATTTACCAATAGAACTGATAACGCCTGCAGTTTCCTTGCCATTCCCAAGAGCAGTTTTGATAACCGAATAAGCGGCATTCGCAGCCGCAATGCTCTCAAGTATAGCCATGTCATTTTCTCAATGCTTGCTCTATGTTGTCTAGCTTTGTAAAGATTGCACCTATTGTAGTTTTCATCTCTTTCATTTCACGATCATGTGAGTTTTTTGTGGCTTCGTGCTGAGCTTTGAGAACGGCTATGTCAGTATGGTGCTGGGCTTGGCGGTTGAACATGTAAATAACAACGCCAGCAATCGGTAAAACGATCCACTGCATCACAGCATTAATCATCTCAAAGTTCACTTCCATCTTACCACTTACCTTCCCACACACGCAGGCCAGAAAATTCGTTACTCATTAACTTCCTTTTTAGCACATCTTTTACTGCTTGTGTATCTGTCCATGCTACTCCAGCCTCTTTTAGCCAGTTATTTAGCATAGCCATGTCCACGTTGCCGACATGCTTGTAGTCTGATGCGAATGCATTAGGGGATAGCTCACGAGCCTGCTGCGCGTCTTTTAGCGCTACAGATGCGTCATGCGTCTTTTTGATGATGAGCTTATCATCTTCAAACTTAATGGTTTCTTTGATTTTAGTTGAGGTGTTTGCCATCTTCCCAAGCCTCATTTACGTCTGGTGTGGATGGATCATCAGCTTTTAGCGTACCGTCAGCCTTACGCGCACGCTTGCGCTTCGCTGGTGCTTTCTTTGCCGCAGGTTTCCGTACAACTTTTTGTACCTTTTTAGGCTCCTCAAGCGGAAGCTCAGGCAGAGCCTCTAACGCCATCGGTTTTGTTACGCAAATCTTCTCATATTCTGCTTGTGGAATATCAATAATATCGCCGTTACGCACGCGCCCTACGCTTGTAGACATGCTGCGATACTTAACTAAAACTCTCATACCTGCCTCCTGATAAAGAGAGAGGGCGTTGCCGCCCCCTCAATAACGTTATGACGTTATGATGTTGTGTTGTCGAACACGCCGCCGTTTGCAGCTTCGTTCTTACAGACCAATGTAAGTTCTGTGACAACTTGGCGAGTTGTGTTGTCGCCAGTTTTTGCAAGTGCAACGTTTTTGGTTGGACGCAATGTTGCGACTTCCCACATATCATCCTGCATGATGAATACGTCACGAGAACGGTTCTCACGGCTTGGCATGAACTCAATTGTTCCCCAAGGTGTAACGTATACTGCAAGTGATTTAATCACACGCTCGTCACCAGCTTGTACTGCTGAACGCTGGTTGTTGTTACCTGTGAAGCCTAGAGCAACGTTCATTTGGAACGCTGATAGATATACAGTGTCAGGGTTTCCACCGTTTTCCCAGATAGACTGCATAACACCATCAAAGCGTGCTTGTGAGAACGCGATCAATGTTGTTGTTTCGTCTGTACGAGCGTCAGTACCGTCACCAGTAGCGTCTGCACCTTCGTTAGCACCAAAGTCTGTGTTTGATGTCAACCATGCAGGCGCACCAGCAAGCTCACGCGCAGTTGTGGAGTTACCCGCTGCACGAGCATTGTTGTCGAAAAGTGCTTTTTCGATGTCCAATTTTTGCTCTTTGGCAATTTTTAGCGTTTGGTACGCGATTTCACGCGCACGGCCTGCTTTGTCCAAACCTTCGTCAGTGTCTGGTACGACAACTGCGTTTTTAAAGATTTGTGTGTAGTTGCCCAAGCGAGTTGTCGCTGAACGTGCTTCCGCAGTTGTTGCGTCACCTTCAATGTGAGCATTTGCTGCGCTCGCGCGTAGGCTGTCTGTTTGCCATTCATGCAATGTATTGCGCGCACGGGTCTTTGCAGACTTCGTGTGGAATGGTGTTTCTTCTGGTGAGATGTTGGTGATTACATCACTCAAGTCCTCACGAATGCCGACTGCATCATAGCTGTCGAATGTGTTGCTTGGCTGTGCCATAGTTCACTTTCCTTTACTAAAGTTTTGGGTTGATAAGCAAATCTGCCATGTCTGCGATATTCCCAGATTTCATGGCTTTTGCTTGCTGCTTTCTGCGAGTTGCAGCTTGACCGTCCTCAACACGTTTAGCACCAGCTTTGACCATAGGCTTAGCTTTCTTAGCTTTCTGGTCTACGTTTTTGCGATTGGCCTGCAGTCTGCGATAGCGAACCGCATCATACAGGATTTCAATCTCTACAGCATCAGTAAGAGACATGAGCGCTTCTTGCGGAACGCCGTAATATTCCTGACCGCCTTTCAGCATATCCTGAGCCGCTTTCTCATACTTCTGAGGGTCAGCGAAATCAGGTACACGTTGCTGCAAGAGTTGCATTTGCTCCTGACGGTGCTGCATTTTCTGCTGCTCCGACACTTGCGCCTGCTGTGCTTGCAGTTGCTGTACTTGTTGCATCTTGACGTTATACTCACCCATTGCCGTTTCGTAGGCTTCCTTCTCTTGCATGTACCCAATTGGGTCACTCTCAAGAAGTTCCTTTGAAGGCGGCGTAGGTGGAGCAAGTTCGCCATTCTGCGCTTGCTGGGTTAAAGTGTTCAGCACGTTTAACTGCTGAGCTAATTGCGCTTTTGCTGCCTCAATCTGTTTAGATTGCTCAGCGTTTTCACGCATTTTTTGCTGAATATAGCCCTGACCCGCAGCAGACTGCTTTAGTTGGGAAAGGGTCCAGCGCTCTGGCTTACCATCAATAGTGATGTCATACAGAGTTTCACTGTCATCCTCAACGGCTTCTACCTCGTCAGTATATTCAGTTGCATCATCTTCGTATTCGGCTTCACCATCATCGTCAGATGCTTCGATGACTTCCTCATCCGCAGCGTCATCTTCAAAATCGCTCTCAACGTCTTGAGTTGGCTCTTCTGTAGCTTCAACTGTTTCTTCAGAATTTTCCTGCGGTGCCAAAAGGCTATCCACTGCACTCTCAATAGTAGTCGCTTCCACGGTGCTACTCCTTATTTGCGATCTAACATGCGCTCTGCAGCAATAGCTGCGTCAAGCTGCATTTCGATCTGGTTTAAGGCACGCATAATCGCGTGCGCCTCTTCACGCTGCTCAATTTCCTGAGCAGTTGTGTTTGTGAATATGCTGATCTGCACATCACGAACATCTTGGACAAACTGCTGAAACGCAGTGTCATTCTTTAAACGTCTTGCATCATCTGCCTGTAAACGAATGCTATCCATCATCCTCTAGCCGCTTGTTGCGCTGCTCTAATCGCAGCTACGTCAACTTGAGTGCCATACTGACCCAAGACCTTGGCTGCATCTACTAGCAAGTCCTGATCCATTTGGTCACGCTTGCGATCATCTTCCATAGCTAGTTTTTGCTGTTCAAGCTGCAGTTTAGCCATATCTGTCTGCATATTGGCTTGCGCTTTCATCTGCTCTGCCTGCAAGTAGGCTTGGTTAGGATCAGTGCCTTGGGCTTGCTGAGCCTGCGCTTGTTGCTGCATTTGAAGTAGCTGCTGCTCGACCTCTGGCGTAATTGGAGCAAAATAACGGTCAGAGTTGCGAATGCCAGCAGCAGCTAACATATCAGACAACGTATTGCGTATGTTAGTCAAGCTCACCATGCCATTAAATGGCCCATACTGCGTATAAATTTGCTGCTGGATTTGGAACGCTTGCTGTAGCGCCATCATCTTCTCTTCTTCGCGGCCTGTGCCTAGGCCCACGTTGATGCCAATGTCCATGTCTGATTGCCAAACGCGGGGGTCAACCTGCACGAATTGCCCGCCCATCTTCACAAGCTGCTCTTCGTCTGTGTTTTTGATTGCTGCACGCAACATGATGCCGAATAGACGCTTCATACCGTCTGCAAGGTTACGCACCATTACCTCAATCTGACCAGCCTGTGATTGGATTGTAGCCTGCACTGCAGCCTTTGTGGTTGACTGCATCGCATCTGGGTCTAGTCCCATTGACGCGCGAGATACGCCAGTTTTATTCTCTACAACCTGATCCATGTAGGTTAGCGCACCTAGCGTCTGGCCTGCAGTAAATGGAACTGTAAGCTCCTGCACGGAGCCTGCCTGACGCATACGCACGATTGCGCCGATCTCGTTGTTCAGCACATCGTCTATATTAACCGCACCATCAACAATACCAATGCGAGGGTTGTTCGTCATAGCTACGTTGTCTAGCACACCACGCAGAATTGCTGTTGCTGCGTCTTGATCATCAATGATGATTTCCGCGAGAGAACGACCGTAGAATGTGTGTGGCTCTGGATCAACCTCAAACACTGCAAATGGCACCTCATCCCAAGGCTCCATGTCTAGCAGTTGGTAGCTTGTTCCACCGCAGATAAAGCGATGCAGAACTGGTACACCTGTGCCATCCACATCAATCTTCATGTAGGCTTCTGTGACTGCCACAGAGCGCATTGCAGGATCACCCTCTTGATCCTCGTAGTCATCTTGCGAGTAGCCCTGACGCTCTATAGTTTCAGCCTCAGAGATGTCTGATGCGCCGTATAAGCCATCTAGCTTATATACGTCCTCAAAGTCATACCCCATCTCTACAAGCTCACCCACGCGCATCTCTGTGCGGTGCGCTACGATATACGCATCATCTATGTTGCGTGCTTGTGAGTTAATAAAGAACTCTTCAGGCGGCACGCTTTCTAGGCGCAGCTGACCGTTAGGTATTTGTCTGCTAATCTTCAGCGAATGAACTGGCGAGGCTACTTCCATGCCAAACTCATCCATGCTCATAGACATCTCCACGCCATGCTCTAGGATTTCCACATCATCGTCTGAGGCCAGCAAGGTGTATTCTTCGTCTGTCAGGTTGTCATACGTGAATATCTCAGCTTTGTAGCTGTTTTCGTAGTATGCTTTGACGATACCTGTTTTCTTAAT